CAACCTAGAGAAGATTTGATTCCTGCAGGATTTGAAATTATAGATCGTAGAATTGATACTTCAGTAGATTTTCCTGAACCCATATATGAGTTATACGACAATCAAAAAGTTATATACGATCAAGTAGATGGGAATTGCATTATAAACGCAGTTCCTGGATGGGGCAAAACATTTACAGGATTACATATAGCTAAGAAATTGGGTAGAAAGACATTAATAATTGTCCATACATTATTCTTACGAGATCAGTGGGTAGATAGTATTAGAAATCTTCTAGGTATAGAACCAGGAATAATCAGTAGTGGAAAAGTAGACTATGATTCCCCCATTACAGTATCAAATATTCAAACACTTTCAAAACATCTAACTAAACTTCATAAGGAGTTTGGCTTAGTAATAAATGACGAATGTTTAGATTATGAAACCAAGGTTGAAACTAAAGAATTTGGTCCCCAAAAAATAGGTAAATTGGTCAACCAGAAAATAGATTGTCATGTACTATCATATAATATAGAAACAGGCAATTCGGAGTTTAAAAAAATTCTGAATTACTATAAAAGTACAGAAAAAGACTGTTTAGTAATTAAAACAGATTCTGGTAACACTATAAAATGTACCGGAAATCATAATATTTATACTTGGAATTCAGGTGTAATAAATAAAGTAAGAGCAGACTCTCTCAATGTTGGGGATTTTTTACTTCAAACAAGAACTGTCCATAAATCCAATAGTATTATAAATCCAGAGTGGTACTCCATTCTACTTGGATTAATACTGGGAGATGGTAGTTTAAGGTTAGATAACAAAACCTCCAATTCCTGTAGGATATCTATAACTCATGGGGAAGATCAATTTGAATATCTAAAATGGAAATTAGATATTTTAAAAAGTGCAGAATGTACAATTTCGGACGGGCGCAGTGGCTATGCAGAAGATAGAAAAATTAGACAAATAACTACAAAGTCTTTTATTGATATTTCTGGGTGGAAAACTAGCTTATATAGAAATAGTTCATCAAAAGTTCATATATCCAAAAGTATATCAAACTTATTAACTATTGAATCTTGGGCTATTATATACCAAGATGATGGATCTAATACATCAAACTCAATTACATTTAGTTTATGTGAATTAGATTTAGAATCCTTAGAAAATTTATGCTATAGCTTAAAAAATCTTTTTAATATTAAAGATCCCAGTATATTTACTTGTAATAAAGGGTATAATTACATAAGATTAAATAAGGAAGATTCCTTATTATTTAAAGAATCTATTAAACACTTTATCCACCCAATTATGAGATATAAATTAAAAGGGATAAAAAATATAGAAGATTTAGAGTTTATTTTTAAAACTCCAGATTGCCCTATATTTAATGATAGCTACTGTGTTAGAAAAATTAAATCTATAACTCCAGGATTGTTAACAAATAGTTATAAATATAATATAGAAGTAGAAGATAATCATAATTATTTTGCGAACAGCTTATTAGTTGCTAATTGTCATCACTGCCCTGCTTCTACCTTTACTTCTACGCTCAACTCATTTCACGCCAAATACAAAATCGGGTTAAGTGCTACACTCCAGAGAAAGGATCATAAACAAATTCTATTTAAAGATGCTTTTGGTAGTAAAGTACTTGTAGCTAAAAGTGAAAATGTGATGAAGCCCTCAGTGCAAATTATAGAGTCTAATTTCTATACAGATGCAACACTAGGTTGGTCAGATCGGGTTACTAAATTATGTAATGATCTGAATTATAGGAAGTTTATAGCTGATATAGCAAAAGTATACAAGGATAAAGGGCATTCACTATTAATATTGGGAGATAGAACAGAATTTCTATATGCTGTAGGAGAACTATTAGGTGACGAAGCTATAGTTATAACAGGTCAAACAAAAGACAGAGAAGGTATAGTTAAAGATATTATGTCTGGAAAGTATAAGTATACTGTAGCTTCTACGAAGATATTTGCTGAGGGAATTTCTGTTAATATACTAAGCGCATTGATTTTAACTGGGCCTATCAATAATGATTCTTTACTAGAGCAGATTATAGGCAGGATTCAGCGTAACTTTGATGGCAAATTAGACCCTGTAATAATAGACATTAATTTTTGTGGATATGCCGATAGAGCACAAAATGAATCTAGACTAGGGTTCTATATGAGGAAAGGATGGGATATACAAACCGCGTAAAATTTGCACTTGAACATCTGCACATCTTCTGATATAATACTTTATAATGTTATTTTTCAATTTACAACTTTTAGAAGCAAAGTCTAACTCAGACAAACAAATATGTGAAGCACTTTACAATCTTTATAAAGAAAAGTTTATAAAGAAAAATCTTAGGGATTCCTCCCTAATAATTCCCGGACTTAAACATGGTAATAGCTTCTTAATAAATCCAAAAGATTTATTTAAGAATAATATTAACTTTGTCTATGTAAGCCAGTATATAAAATTAGCTGGCAGACGCAGTTATCTGCACTATGCAGAATATGGCGTAAGGTACTTAGATTTATCTTACTACCCAGACTTAAACTTAGAAGCATTTAAGTTTAATTACTTATTACAAATATCAAACGATAAAATTCATTTCAAATTTGAGGAAAATTAAATGGCAGTTGACTTAGGAAAAACTAAAGGAAAAGCACAGAAAGGTGTCGCATCTTACGAATATAAAACAGGCGAAAACTCAATCAGATTGGTAGGCGGAGTTCTACCTAAATATGTATACTGGGTCAAATCCCATAATAACAAGGATATTCCAATTGAATGTCTGGGATTTGATAGAGATAAGGAAAAATTCACTAATAAAGAAGAAGACTTAGTACCCGCATCTTTCCCTGGCAAAAAATGCCAATGGAACTATTCAATGGTATGTTTAGATCGTTCTACTGGTGAACCTTGCGTAATTCACTTAAAGAAAAAATTGTTTGAACAGATTCTGAATGCTCAGGAAGATTTAGGGCCAGTTACAGATTCTGAGCTTGGGTTGACTACTGTATAACACTACATTACTGCCCAATTAAAATTCTTCTAATTGCTGGAATACTCCATATTACTATAGGCAACAACATAACTGGAAACGGTAAGTGTGATGGCAGGAAAACATATAGTAAGGGGCAATCAGCAGCCAAGCATCTAAGTCTTTATATAAAGATATGATGAAGGTTCAACGACTAGCCGAAAGGCGTAGGGTATATTACCCGAAACGGAGAAATAAATATGACAACAAAAATATTAGATGTTTCAGAATTCAAAACTTTATTAGATAAAGGATACACTAACGAGCAACTAGCTAAGTATTATTCTTGCGGAGTTACTACTGTAAAAAGATTTAAAAATCAAAATGGATTAATAGGTTATAAGACAATTGGAAAGCCTCTATCTGTTAAAGAAATCCAATGTATAAATAGTTTGTGCGATAAAGGATTTTCTTTACAACAAATATGCGAACAATTAGGTAAATCTGATTATATATTAAAAAAATATTTATCAGAAGAGTTATACACGAGAATTATAATTAATTCTAGACAAGTATTTGCTGCTAATTTAGTAAAAGCTGATATAACTCCTATATTTAATCCTACACTTGAGTCTGCCTATATATGTGGGCTTTTACAATCTGATGGGTGTTTATCCTCATCTGGATATATATCTTTTGTATCTAAAGATGAAGATTTAGCACTAAAAGTAGCAACGTTTTTCAAAACTAAAATTAGAATTGAGCAAGAAAAATATTACGGTTGTAAGTTTAAAGACGTTAGGAACTTAGAAAAGTTTAAAAAAATAACAAATATACTTCCAAATAAAACATATTCAAGCTATATTATACCTGACTGGATAAAAAATAGCGATGAGCATATGTTTAACTTTATAGCTGGTGTATTTGATGGTGATGGTTGGGTACATATAGTAAAAGATAGAGAAGATACTATAGAATTAGGTATTGCCCAACATATTTTAAGTTCCAATTTTCTAAAAGAAATAAATAAATATCTAGGGTGGAATGAATATGATTATTCCAAGAATCTTTCCTCTAGAGATATGTTTAGAATATCTACTAAAGCTAAAAGTAAAACTAAGGAATTTTACAATTGGTATAAGACCATAGAGTTTACTATGAATAGAAAATTATCTGTATTTGAAAGTATATATTTATAAGATATAGTCTAAATAGCATTTCCTATTTGGGAATGTAGTGTTTAAGAAAATGAAAACAGGCCCACTGCCAATTAATATTAGCTATGAATTACAAGTTTTGCGTTGTAAACCTGCTCCTTTAACGGAAGAAGAAAAAGCAATATTAGCAGAATTTGGTGATATTGATTCACATTTTCCACGCCCAACCGTAGATCAAGTAAGAACATTAATTCACCGAGTTCTTCACGGAGATGAAAATTCTTCTACAGAAGAGCAAACTGA